ACTCTTTCTGCTAAAAATTCTTCTGGGATAAAACGCACTCTTGAGCTAGTTACGTATGTTTTAGGTGTCAGAACTCCGCCAGAAGGTGGCTGCTCGACGTTCATATATCTACGAACTTTTTTCTTAGTGCCATTCAGATGTTTGACGATACCCATCGGGATGGTGCAAATTTCGCCATGAATCAGCTGGTAACCTTTGATCGCTTCACCAGGGTATATACGATGGTTAAATTCAAAGAATCCGCCTTCGGCTTCTGTAAACTCAAACATCCCCTTAACGAGCTTCTCATCTTCAGCTCGCATCTTCTTAATCATCGACTCGACTTCAGTTTTTGATTTCGTGTTGACTAGTTTCTTTCTCAACTCTGTGACTTTCATTTTTAACCTTATGTAATGAGAGGGGGACTCCCCCCTCTCTAATTAAAACTACTCTGCAACAAATCTGTCGTACTTAATAGCAAGCCAGTCGTAGACTGCGCTTGTGCTAGTAATAACGTTGGATCCCATATCCATAACGTATCGATTTCTGTTGTCGAACGCGTCGCGAAGGTTAAAACCCTCTGGGATCTGTGGAACAGATGCGCTTCCGTTATCAGGAACAACCCCTGAAGACGACGGCACAGCAACAGCAGGCGATACACCAGCAGCCGCAACAGCACTTGTTGGATATGCAAAGGCAGTGAATCCTGAGCTATCTAAATCAAGCGTAACAGAAGAGACTGTCGCGCTGTTTGTAACGCTAAGCACGCGCGCTTGCACTTTGTCCATTTCTAACATTCCGAAATCAGACGACACACGGAAAGATAAAATCTCTCCAGGTGTATAGTCATTTCCTCCGGTAAACGAAACGACTGCTTGCGCCGCTTGTGTAATGTTTGCGATATAGCTCCATCGTGGATACATTCTATTAGGAATGTATTTCACAACTGTACCGGCTGTTGCATCTGCTGCAAAAGTAATACCAGAAGAGGCCATATAACCAAGCGTAATGCTGACGTTTGCTGTCACCGCTGTAATCTCAAACGTGTATCCAGCAATTTGAAGCTCGCCTGTCGTTGCAAACAAGCGTACCCAATCACCTACGGCAATGCTTCCTGTACTAGCCATAGAAACAACAAACGTGCCAGCACTACCTGTTATAGCTGTTGTCGCTAAACCTGCAAATGTTGGAGGATTTGCCGTGTCAATAAACGTAAATCCACCTGTTGTCACAGCTTCGGAAGACAATGCACCCGTTGTTACAGCCTGATCCGTTGTCTGTGCAGCTGCTGCCGCCATACCACGTCTCCACCATGATTCAACGGATGTTTCCGCTGCGTCATCGCCCCACGCTGTTCTATTTCGTATCCAAAAAAGATCAGGACGATCCGACAAAGCCACTTGGTATGCCGTAACCGAAGAGGTGAAAGATCCACCATCAATAACTTGAAATGGTAACATAATTTCCCCCTATATTCCTGTTGAGCGTAGGTTCTGAACCCACAAATCGTTGTTAATGCATTGACCTTGATAAAAATTACAAGCACTTGCATGTCTTAAATGCGCTGGGTCATTCATATATCCTGGTGGCGTGTAGATATATTTGGCTCTACCACCTGCTTGGAATACGATCTTGTACCCTTCTTGCGCACTGAGGAAGCAATTAGCGACATCATTACCAAGCAAGGACGCATCTAAAGAAACAGATCCTTGCGATGATTGGAACACGCGGACGTTATTAACACCACCCCATTCGGATGAGAGAGTATTAATCGCCCCTGTTCCGTACTCAAATTTACGTCTGAACCCTGTAATGTTATTTAGCACTGGAATCATACGTGAAGTACACATCATTGCGTAAGCATCGCCTAAAGGAGATGTACCGATCTTGTCAGATGCACCAATCATATTTGTGATATAGTCGCCGTCGTTGTTTTGCAAAACTGCAACGATATCGTCTAGGTCGCTCAAAGCCATTTCTGTCGGTAGGTCGCCATTGCTTCCCCCTACACAGTTTATAATAGACGCTGAGCTTTCTAGATTGTCTCTCTGGAGGATATCGCTCGTTTCTTTGTACGCCTGGCCCAATCGAGCTGCTGCGCTATTAAGAACGGGATCTTGGTTGGTCATTGTCACCTGTTTTGTTAAAACAACATAGGTGGCATAGTTGCGAACGCGACAATCAATATCGACCCGGCTTAGTAGCTGGGCTGGCGGATTCATTTGCGCATTGTCTAACGGAACCTCAAAAGTCTCTAGCGCGTCATATCGCGATTGACGATTGATGAAACCATCGTTATCTTGTACCTCGATGACACTAGCAAAAAGATTGTGAATACAGTTTCTTTCGGGTGTTGAAAGCAACTTTTGCGTATAGTTTTGCTGTATCTGTGGAGGCATATTGTTAATATTTACAGACATAAAACCTCAGGTTTATAAACCGTTGGCTTGCCTCGCATAGTGCATCATTTCTTCGTAAATCTGAGTGTTATCGGCTTGGATTGACTTGTATGCCTGAGCTATTGGCCTTTTGTCATATGCCTGTGGGGATTGTACCGCTTTCGCGTTCTTTTCCATTTTCTGCACGACTTCTTTAGACCTTCTAGACTCAGGCAATTTATCAACCAGCCCTAACGCCTTGATATACTTGTAGCTTTGTAGACCCATCTTATACGGGTCTTTGAGCTGCGCAATGGTCGCGGCAAGTTCCGGCTCATGTTTCTCTAACATTTCTAATGTTTCAATATTTACAATGTCATCGAAATCGTTAAACTGAGATTTAAGAGAATTAACTAGCTTCTGTTGTTCTTGCTGGGCAATCTTCGCTTCTAGATCTGCGAGTTTTTTCTCTAGGGGTTGCATAGTCCTTCTTGCAATCCCCTTGACCTTCCCGGCAGGAACGTATTCTTCGTCTGGTTCTTCCTCTTCAACAACAGCAGGAGGTGCCATCGGTTGCCTTGATTGACTCAAGACTCTGTCAAGCAACTCATTCTTTTGTTGTACCTCATACTCTAACTCTTTCTGACGTTGCCGCATCGCGCGCCAATTTCTATCCTGCTCTTCCGCTTTATTTACAGCGTCGGCATTCTGAACTTGTTCGCTTTGCATTGATCCATCGGATTCAACGGCCTGAGTCGCGACCTCATTATATGCGCTGTTTTGGTCTTCTTCGTACAATGGACTTTCCTTTTGCAGGGGTGAACTGCGTACACCAATTTGCAGGGATGAGCTGCTGTTCATCTAATTAAAATTTAAATTGTTTAAGTAATTTTGTCTATCAAATTATCTATATACGTCTATTATCAAACGAATCTTCGATATTAACGGAGGGGTTTTCTTCATAAGGGATGGCGCTCGATGCGCTAGGTACGCAGATTGGTGGCGATGTGCCTGCTTGATTTAGATTGGCTAGAGTAAACGGCGTCCATGTAGACGTGTCGATATCTATTGTGATTGTATTAGATGTTGTTGTAAGAACTTTAGCGTGCTGGTTGTTAATCTCACTCATACCGAAAGCTGAACCAACTCGAAACGAAACGATCTCACCTGGTGTGAAATCGTGATCTACGGTGAACGTAACCTCGGCCTGTACCGCGTTTGTAATGGCGCTGATCTGAACTCTGGACGGATAGAATTGATTGATTGCCATTATGCTTTGAAATGCTCTTTGTGGTTATTGAGTCGGCGATCTTTAAAGTTTGCAAGGGGCAAGTACATAGGTACCTTGTCTTCGGTCATGCCCACTTTCTTAAAACCAAAATGATCCATTCTGTCTAGCTTGTACGCTAGGATATCTTTGATCTGATCTTTATCATATAGCTTGGCATTAGTCATTTACTGATCGAACGTTGTTTGATGCGGTAATGACCAGCAGAAACGAATATCATGCGTCTTAGGGTCTGTCCAAAATACAGAGGTGTTAGGCTCTGGGTACGGCCTGCGCTCTTGCCTAACCATGCGTCGCAATATCACATTTCGCAACATCAGATCTTTCTTCTCATGGACAATGATATAGAAGGGGCGACCATCGAAAGGATTGGATTGAATCGATTCGTTCAAATCCTCAACAAGCTGAGGCATTAACTCGCGATTCATATCGCCCACTTCAATCGATTGATTGGAGGATTGCGCTTTTAGGGCAATCGCTCCAATCGTGTCCCTATCGCTATAGATAGACTTACTCATAGCGGCCTTTATATGCCTGATTTTTGATACGTCCTGCATCTTTATTCATGTGTTTTTCTGTACGTGCCATGTACTCAGTAGTTTTGCCTGGCATCTCGCCAGCAAATTCTTTTGAGCCAGGCTGATAGTCTTTCACTTTAACAGACATGTCTGCGTTTTTCATTTGTAAACTCCTGTGTTAACGTTGATTTTACTATACATTTGCTATTTGATTTTGTCCAGTTGTCGGACTGTTTGTCACATCTGGCGTTAATGAATTTAAAATGTCCACTTTCTGCTGCAGATGAGAGATATCCATTCCTTCAAGTTCTTTAAGCATCTTGAGTACGTTAAGCAGAGCCGCGGTGTCTTCGTTGTGAGCGCGTTTGAGCTTGTCTTCTGCAATAGCCATGTCTGTTTGAATCTTAGCAATCCTTTCTTGTCCTAATGCGTCTTGGCTGTGGGCGTAGGATATCTTAGTCTGATTGTCCACCTGCATTTGCTGCATCTGCATCTCAGCCATTTTTTGCTGCTGCTCTTGCTGCGCTTTC